TCGACAGTTGAACCAAATTCAAGAAACGAACCGCCCAGTTCTTCAACGTTGCCAACTAGTGAACCTAAGCCTTCGCCTAGCTTTTCGTTACCCTCGGCGAAGCGATCAGCCATAGCCGCCGAAGTTTCGCCGATCTTTCCTAAACCTCGGCTAGCTTCTTCGGCACCGTTTAGAACTACATCTATTTCAACTTGATTAGCCATTTCGATTTGCTTCTTTCATTGCTCTTTCGGTCGCTCGTCTATGAGCTTCATTAACATTATAGTCGATTACGTCTAAACAGTCGATAAGTGCAACCGTTGGAGCCGGATAAACGTCTTTAATTTGAACTAAACCCGACTTGAATCGATTGTATGTTTGTATAACTGGCGCTAGTCGATTTATATCAGCGATCGGGCAAGTTCTTATTTTAAGGTCGCTGAATTGCGAACCCGAATCCGGCGCTAGACGATAGCCCATAATAAAAACGCCTTCATCGTCAACGTCGCTTTGAGGTAAAGACTTCAAAAACGATGAACCGCAATTACCACGTTTTCGACGGAGATCGGGTTTAGCTTGGCATTGATCACAAGACCATGAGCGACTAGCATTCTGATTTATCCAAACACTAGCCGCCGCCGCTATTTTCCCGAATCACCTAAAAGGCTTATTCTTTGAATATGTACAACGAGTTCGCTTATCGTATCGCTTCGAACTTGGTCGGGTCGAATCAAATCGATTTGTTCAAACGAAGCCGGTTCGCCGTCGATACTTACTAAACTTTCCCGAATCATTTCGATATATACTCGGCTAATATAAGCGGTATATTCTGAATAAGCGGTTCGTTCGTCTTCTTTTAGATCGTGGTGCCAGCGTGCCCGAGCTTCTAAATCATTCGGAGCTTGTAACCAAAGTAAACGACCTAGTTCGCTCCGGGTATAAGCGCCGGCTCTTATTTCGGCTCGTTCTCGGCTTGCTGGTGATAACGCTTTAATAATAAATCTAGTCGCTTCGTTACTAACCGAACCTAGATCGCTAAGGTTACCCGAAGCCAAATAAGCCGCCTTTTGTTCATCATTTGCTTGAACTGCGTCGTCAACGGTTACAACGATTTCAAGCTCATATTCTGTACTAGTTACGAAGCGAATAGCCATTTTATACGTTTCCTACTGTTAGCCCGATTCTGAACGGAGAGTTTCCGGCGTTGGATTCATAACTTAAAGTAGTGAAATCGCCGGCATATCGAGCTTGTTGATAAGTTAAAGTTTGTCTCACGATGTCATTACCCGAAACATCGTAAACGCTAGGGTCATTAGTTAAAACGGCCGCCGGAAGCATAATCGCACAACCTTTACCGTCATCGATCGGGCCGGTTCCGACTAATACTTGTCGAACTGTTCTATTAAAGTAGTCATTTGCGACCGTAGTATTAACGGTTGAAAGCGTTAGACTAAGCTCTACGCTTACGTCGCTAATATCCATTCCCGACATACCGATAACATTATTTGAATAGCTAAGCGGTGTAAGCGTATTCGTAACTGTTAAACTAAAGTCTTCGCAATCTAGCGCCAAACGGTCGAGCGTTTCGCCGGCGGTGCCGTTTGATGAGCTAGCCGGAGAACCGTTACTTACTACGACGTAAGAACCACGGAAGAAAGCCGGCGAACCGCTGTTATATACTGGTTCGACTGAACCGACCGCCCCGGAATGATTATCAGTAATAAACGCCGCTTGATATGTTAGTTCGGCCATTAAACGACCCGAATCAAGAGTAATATTCATAGACTCTAAAACACAACCATAAGCGATTTGTTGAAAGTTCGCACCGTCGATTTTAAACGCTAAGCTATGATTGAACTCGCCGGAATTCGTTCGGCTTGGAACGTACCAAGTTTGAAGACCTCTTAAAGTTGGCGTACCGGTAAAGCCCGAACTAAAGGCCGGTGAAACGGTAACGTCGCCGGCTACGTCGTTGTCGGTAATCGCTGAGTATTCGGCTCGACCGTTAATTTCAGTTCCGATTAATAAACCAACATCGCTAACCGCCGGGGCGTTAGTTGGCGTATATGTATTTTCATCGACGACCGCCGAAGCTGTATCGGCTTTTAAATTAGCGCTCGGCGCTTGGGTATTGAAGCCAGCGCCCAAAAGATAACCGAGATAATTCGAATTATAGTTAGCCGCCGAAGTTCCGATCGTGGTTAGATCTACTCGACAAGTGATCGAACCAGTACGGCGGCGAACTCTTGAACCGTTATACCAAACCGTGTCCGGCTCCGGTGCATTGAAGTAAGCACCGTCTCGGGTATCGTTACGTTCAGAAACGACTGGGTCACCGCTCAAGACGACCGGATCACGCTCGCAAGGGATTGAAACAAAAGTAAGACCGCTTACGGAAGGAATTCCATCAGAATCCGGCGAACCGAATGTACTTTCAACGGCTACGCTTAAAGATCTATGAGTAACTGACATTTTTTAACTCTCCAAAAACAAAAGATCAAAAGGAATAGTCAATATAAAAGCGACTCTAGCGCCGTTTATATCTGCTATCGGTTCAAAAGTTGGTTGATAGGGTATAACGCTTATTATACCAGTATTTTCTAAATCATAGTCCGGCTCTTTGAGAGTATCGCTTAATTTAGAAACGTCTTCGGCGATCATACGACTAAGATAACTGTAATCGGTCGGGATCTCATAACGAACCCTTAAATCGACTCGGGTTCGCTTCCTACCGCTTAGCCCGGTCATTCCGTCATCATAAGGAAATAGATCGATAGAAAGCTCGAAATAGCGGTTATTAAACGATCGCTCGTCAAGGTCTACCGTGAAGCCGTCGCCCCGTTGAACGGCTACAAAAGAGCTATTCAAATCGGTTTTTGGCGTGATCGCCATAATAGTATTTTCTAAATGTTCAAGCGCTGCCTTTATACCTTGGCTCATTTGAGTTTCTCGCTTACATCATTTGAAACGGCTTCGACTAAAACTTCGACATCATCTTCGCTTAAGCCGAGGTATTCTCGCTTTTGATTTACATGATAGCCGTAGCTTTGAACGTGTTTAGTCAATCCAATTTTAAAGCCGGTCGGCGTTGCTTCCGTAACGACTAAATTATTCATAAGTTGACCGCTTAACACTAGATCGACTTCGGCGCTATCGCTGGCGCTACCTCGTCGACGAGAATCGTTTTTATATTGCTTATAGCCGCCGGCGTAATAAATGCTTTTCCCGGTTCTACTTGGTCGACCGCCTTTCGGAGTAAGGCGAGCGCCCTTTTTAGAAACGTAAATCGGCGTTTGTGAATAGTCTATAAATTGACTTCCGTTTGCGTCTATACCCTTTGACGTTCTTAGCTTGATCATTGCTAAAGTGTTTTGAGCAAGCCTCAAAGAGTCTTTAGCCGTCCAAAGCGTACGAGGTATATTTATGTCTACTCTGACCGGCATTTTTGACCCCTTTTTTCTAAATAGGAACTGAGTTCCGGTTTAACATAATTTTAAATAGGAACTGAGTTCCGGTTTAATGTTTCATACCTCGAACCGGATTGAAAAAGCTATCATTCGCCGTTTTGCTATAGTTTCGCCAGCTAGCCCGAAAGTCGCTAGCGCTTCCGCCGCTTCTCCGTAAGTCTTCTTCGTTTGGATCGATAACGCCGTCGCCGTCCAAGTCTAAAGCGATTGATCTAAGCGCCGAATCTAAAAGTTCTCGACAACGATCTCGCATATTTGAAGAAGCGTCAAAGTCTCGAATCAATTCATAGATAATAGCGGCGCTACAATACTTATGAGCAAGCTTAAACGACTCCGGGTTAAATACCTCGTCTTCGGTAATATCATCATTATTTAAATGATCACGAATCGCTAAGATTATTTCATGTTCAGCCGCTTTGATTTGGGCTTCGAAATCGCCTTGTCGCCTTGGAACCATGTCGGCAAGATTCGAGAAGGTATTAACTAGTTCGTTATGATCAAGCCCAGTATTAAAAGGCCGTGGCGTGACTTTGAGTATACCCTTTTCTTGCTTGGGTTGACTCATATTCAATTCAGTATATGAAACCCGATAAGGATAAAGACCGCTCGTCGCTAAGCTAGCGCCGGCTATGTCAACGTAACTCGTCGCTAGTTGAAGCGTTGCCGAGCTAGTTAAATCAATATCTCTCGAAAGCGGTTCGGCTAAAACGGCGGTCGTACCACCAAGTCGAGAGACTACGACCGAATAGTATGTATCTCGATCGGTAATCAAAAAAGCGTTTTGCTGCTCTCTATAATAAGTCGCCGGAGTACTATCAAGCGTTAAAGTTCGCCGGTCACTAGCGATAGCGGTAACCGACAAATCGGAAGCGAATCTAGTTAGCGTTTCGCTTATACCCGAATCAGTATCAATCACTAAGCTAGCGTTACCGGTAATCGGTACTTGAGGCGACCAAATAAAGCGGTAATCGTTGCTTGTTATGCTTTTTCTCATTTCTTCGCTCCGGTATTAGCTTTTATTATATCGCCTTTTTTAGCTCGATTTAATTTAGCCGCCGTAATAAAGCCTTCGGTCACTGGTGACCAAGAATGACGGCAATTATAACCACCGCCGGACGTAATCACGTTTAGACCTTGGTTATTATTTAATTGTTTCATTTGCTGATCATTTACAACGAGATTGATCAAAGCTTTACAAAAGTTTCGGGTAACTCCGTCTCTTGGGCCAGTATATAAATAATTCTTTATACCGGCCGCTTTTGACGCTACGGCGTTAATACTCCGGCCATATTGACTAAGCTTAGTCTTGACCTCGGTTAGCGCCGAGCCTTCGCTTTTTTTCATTCTTGTTTGTAAGTTCGATAAAGCGCTTTGTACGGGAATTTCGATAGTGAGATCTCGCAATGATTCCCGAATCGCTTTTTGATAAACAGGTATAATGATCTCGTCGAATACAGCGTTTGACGATTGTATTTGAAGCGCGTCGATTTGCGGTAAGATCGAATCGAACTTAAACGCCGGGTCGACCGCTTCAAGTGTACTTTTAATCGATGCTGATATAAGATCTTGTTGTTCGATAAATACATCGATTGCATTTCCTAAGCCGGCTTGAAGTATCAAGTCAGTTAGTTGATCGTTAGTCATACTCGACAAGTTCGTCGGGTCGATGACAGTTAAAGCATTTTCTAATGCTTCTATGATTTCACCGCGAGCGGTTTTTAAAGCTCGTTCAAAAGCTCGCTCGGCGGTTATTTCTGCTTTGAGTTGTTCGACTCTAGCTTTTGTTAGTTCTGCGATCGCTCCGGTTTGCTCGTTCGCTTGCTTAGATAAGTCAACGACGGCTTTTCGGTCTGCGTCTTTTTCAGATAAGCCAATTTGGCGACCGCATAAACATAACATAATCTTAGTTCACTACGCTTGTAATGATGCGACCTAGGGTCGAGTCTACAGCATGGAACTTTTGTACTTCTTCGGCGTATACATAGCGGCGAGTACGATCGAGAGAATCATATTGACCGGCAACCATTCCGCTAAACTCAAGATTTAAAGCGGCGACTGGCATTCCTTTGACGTTACCCGATTTCTGTACGATAGCGTCCGAACCGCGAAGGATACCCATAAACAAAGAGTCTTGAGACCAAATAAAGCCTTCACTTGAAGCGGCTCCCGGTACGGCGGTATCTTGACGAGCCGAACCGACATAAATGTTAGGAATGCCGAGAACGTCGCGTAATACTTGCATAACCGCTTCATTTGCTAGAATACGAGAACCGCTCGCAAGACCGGCGCTAGCTGTACCAGCAAAACCGCGAACTTCGGGATTCTTCGCTAGAGTGCGGAAAACTTTGTGACCAAGTACAAGAGTATCGGGATTGATACCATGTGCGGCCTCAAAAACAGTGTTCTTAAGATCGTAAAGGTCGCTTAGCGGCTCGGCGTTTGCGTCGTCAAACTCGCCGCCGAACTCGTTAGCGGCGGTATCATTATTAAAGTTTGCTGTACCAAAAAGAAGGTCGGCGGCGCGCTTCTCTTTAGCGAGCTTCATAACACGAGCGACTTTTTTAGCAATTCGAGCTTCTTCGCTTCCGGGATATTGAGAATCAAGAATATCTTCCATAGCGATCGAGTCGCTAGCTGAATAGATCAAAGCTTTGAATGTTTGACTTGAACGATCGAAACCGCCGATAGTTGGACGGCTAGAACCCGGAGCGCGCTCAAGATCAAGACCAGCGCCAGCGCCCATGAAGTTTCTAGTTTCTTCAAGTAGTAAAGTACCGCTTCGCTCGGGAATCTTAATAGTTTCGAAGATTTGATCGGC